TTCGCGGTCACTACAAATCGAAGCTCTTTCAGCTCAAGAATCCCGGCCGATTGGGAGCTCCTGTCGTCGTCGCTTTCACGAATGAACCCGAGGAGCCGACGTTCCCCCCGACCTGGGTCGACGTCACAGGACTCGACCGATGAAAAAATCGCCGACTCTATTCCAGCGCGCGCTCAAAGTTTTCGGATACGAGAAGCGATCGAACGCGACGGTCTACTCCGGAGCATCGGGAACACGTCTCACGCTCGATTGGATCGCGACGATTCTCTCGGCCGATCAGGAGATCCGCGGGAACCTTCGACTCTTGCGAGCTCGCGGCCGTGAGCTCTCGAGAAACAATCCCGTCGCGAAAAACTTCCTGAACCTGCTCGCCGCGAACGTCGTCGGTCACAAAGGGATCGGCTATCGACCCCAGGTCAGGAACAACGACGGGAAGTGTCCGAAGTGCGACGGTACCGGGAAGATGCCGACGCCGGCGGCGCCGACGAATGGCACGAAGGCCGCTGCCGCGGCGGACGACTGCAAAGTTTGTAAAGGCGTCGGCCGCGTGAAGGACGTCCTCAGTAAACCCGTGAACGACAAGATCTCCGCGGCATGGTCGGAATGGTGCAAAAAAAAGAACTGCACCGTCGACGGAAAACTCTCCTGGCGCGGGCTCCAGGAAGTCGCAATCAAAAACGTCGCGACCGACGGCGAGACTTTCATTCGCAAGGTCCGCGGGTTCACTGGCAACAAGTTCCGCTTCGCTCTCCAGCTCATCGACGCCGATCAATGCGATCACCTGTATTCGATTCCCCCTTCGAAAAACGGAAACGAGATCCGGCTCGGCGTCGAGATCGACAAGTGGGGACGTCCGATCGCGTACTGGATCAATCCAGGACACCCGAGCGATCTCGGCGGCTCGCTGATCCGCGAACGGATCCCGGCCGAGGACATCGTCCATCTCTACGACGTCGAGCGCGTGTCGCAAACCCGCGGCATCACTTGGTTCCACGCGGTCATGCTCCAGCTCCGCATGCTCGAGGGCTACATCGAGGCCGAGCTCGTCGCCGCTCGCACCGGCGCGGCAAAAATGGGATGGCTCGAATATAGCGACGCCGCGGCGTACGAGGAGCCGAATCCCGATCAGAAGCTCACGTTCGAAGCGACGCCTGGGACGATCGAGACGCTTCCTCCAGGTCTCACGTTCAAAGAGTGGAACCCGGATCACCCCGCGAACGCGTTCCCGAACTTTGTGATCACGATCCTCCGACAGATCGCAGCCGGTCTCGGCGTCTCGTACAACGCGCTCGCCTCGGACCTGGTCGGAGTGAATTACTCCTCGATGCGGTCCGGACTTCTGATCGAGCGCGATCAGTGGAAGCGCGATCAGTCCTGGATGATCGAGAACCTCTGCGAGCCCGTGTTCGAAGACTTCCTCGATCTCTCGCTTCTCTCCGGCGCCCTCGTGCTCGATTCGCGGGATCCGGAAAAGTTCAAAGCGGGAAAGTGGGAGCCGAGGGGCTGGCAGTGGGTCGACCCGCTCAAAGACTCCCAGGCCGCGGTTCTCGATATCGGCGCGCGACTCAAATCGCGAAGCCAAATCCTCGCGGACACGGGCGACGATTGGGAAGACGTCGCCGAGCAGATCGCCGAAGAGGAAGCATTCGCCGCGTCGATCAATCTCGATCTCACACTCCCCGCGGCGTCGAAACCTCTCGGAGCTCCGGCCGATCAGTCGGCCGAAGACAAGGCGAGTGGCGGCGGAGCTGGTAAGCAGGACAGCGCGGCCGCGTCGAAGAAAAGTCTCGAAAATCTCGAAGTAACAGGAGTCGCGCAATGACGACGACAGCACAAGAGCTCACCCGAACGACCCCGCTGAAAAACGGCGAAGTTCTCCCGATGCAAACCCGCGAGTTTCAGATCACGGAGTTCAAAAAGATCGCGAAGCGCGTGCGGCGAACGAAGGAACAAAAGATCGCCGCGAACATCGCGCGGCGTGCGAAGAAAGCGGCGGGAGACGTAGGCACCGACGATCCCGAGGAAGACGAAGAGGACGATCCGGAAGATGAGACAGCCGACGAAGATCGGTTCGAGATCGCGATCTCGTCCGAGTTTCCTGTTCGCCGATGGTTCAGCAAAGAGATCCTCGATCACTCGAAGGATGCGGTCGATCTATCGAGAGCTAAGAGCGGTCTCTCGCCTCGATTCTCACGACGCGCGACAGATTGTCGGCATCGTGAACGAGGTCACGCTCGACACCAAAGAGAAAAAGCTCCGCGGCGTCGTCCAGTTTTCACGGAACCCGAAAGCGCAGGAAGTGAAGCGCGACGTCGTCGACGGGATCCGCAAATATATTTCTGTCGGGTACAGCGTGAACGAGTACACGATCGTCGAGAACAAAGACGACAAGGTCGACACGTATCGAGCGACGTCGTGGACGCCGATGGAAGTAAGTTCGGTCGCGATCCCGGCTGATCCGTCAGTCGGGCATAACCGAAAGGCGGGGGAGCGCGGTTTCCCCGTAAAGGTCATTTCCTCGGTCGAACGATCGGCCGAGCACTCCTCGGAGGTTAGAGACATGGCAGACACTTCTGCTCAGGCAGTTATCGATTCCCGCAACGCTTCGGTCGAGATCATTAAACTCGCCAAGCGTCACGGGATCGATCAGGAACGCGTCGCGACGTGGGTCAGTGAGGGACGGTCGGTTGACGCCGTTTCCGCTCTGATCCTCGAAGAGGTCGCTTCCCGATCGGCGAAACCCAACACAACCCCAGGCGCGGCGGAGCTCGAGCTCACCGAGAAAGAGCAGCGCGAATACAACCTCGCCCGCGGAATCATGACCCTCGTCGCGAACGAGGAATCGGACGAGACTCACGGCAAGCGGCAGAATTGCATCGAGCTTGAGATCTCTCAGACCATCGAGCGATCGCACAAGGGCGGAAACCACGGCGGACTGTTCGTTCCGTGGAGCGTGAAAAACGTCCATGCGATCTCGAAGCGCGCGGGTCTCGATTCGAAAACGTCGACGACAGGCGTCGAGCTCAAGTTCACCGAGCCCGGAGCGTTCATCGATTTTCTGTACAACCGTCTCCGCGTGAAGGAACTCGGCGCGCAGACGATCTCGGGACTCCGCGACAACGTCGCTTTCCCGAAACAAACCGGAAAGGCGAGCGGATCCTGGGTCGCTGAAAACCCCGGCTCCGACGTCGCTGATTCGAACCTGACGCTCGGACAGATCCCGAGCTCGCCGAAGACGTACCAGTCCTCGACGAGCTACTCCCGGCAGTTGCTCGCCCAGGCCGTGATCGATGTCGACACGCTCGTCCGTCAGGACCTCGCGCGCGACATGGCTCTCGCGGTCGACTTCGCGGCGATCGCCGGACCGACAGGCGGAAACTCGCCGGTCGGGATCATGAACACGACGGGCGTCCAGTCGTTCGTCGTCGCGTCTGACACCGGCAACGGCGGACAGATCGCGTACGCCGACGTCGTGAAGATCCTCGAGGATCTCGAAGACGTGAACGCCGATCAGCTCGGCGATCCCGGCTGGCTCACGACGCCCTCGATCAAGTCGCTCCTGAAGCTCACGAGCCGACTCGCGAACACGATCGCTCTCCCCGTGTGGACTGATAACGACGAAGTCTCAGGTCACACTGCTCGATCGACGAACCAAGTCCCGAAGACGGGCGTTCGCGGTTCGACCTCGAACAATCATGCAGTGATCCTCGGCGTCTTCGCGACGATGGTGATCGCCATGTGGGGAAGCGGCTTCGAGCTCGTCGTCGATCCGTATCGCCTCAAGAAACAGGGCATGATCGAACTGACCACGTTCATGCTCACCGACGTCGTCCTGAAATATCCTCAGGCGTTCGTCGTCGCTCAGTCCCAGAAGTAGGGCTCGACAACTCGATTCCCGGCCGCGTGACTTAGTCTCCCTTCGCGCGCGGCCGGGATCGAAATTCAAACTCCGGAGGTTTCACTGTGGCAGCGAAAACGAAACGCGCGAGGATCAGACTCCTCAAGCACGTAATCATCGAGGGCAAACACACCGACAAGGGCTCGAAACTCGAAATGGATCGCCACAAGGCGACCGAGCTCGTTTCCACCGGACAAGCCGAGTTCATGGACGAAGCCGACGACGAGAAAGACGGCCGCGATCTCGAAGACGGCGAGCAGATGGGCGTCCGCATCGAGCATCCGACGCACGGCGATCCCGGCGTGAAGCACCTGGATCCCAAAGCAGGGCAACGCGGCGGGGGCAATCGCGGACGAGGTCCGGCCGCGGGCAATCCAGAGAGCGGAAGTTAGAGCATGACGATCGCTTTCCGAGACGGCGACGTCGCGGCTCTGTTCGCAGACATGGGGGTCCCGATCACGATCGGCGGGACTCCCGGTCTCGGGCTCGTCGACGAGAACGATCAGGTCGTCGTCACGAACAACGGCCGCGGCGAGGTCGTCGGAGGCGTTCACACGGTCACGATTCAAACGTCGAAGTTCCCCGCGGTTACAAACGGGATGGCGATCGTCGTCGACGGAACGAACTACACGGTTCGGCAAAAGCTGAAAGAGGGCGACGCCGCACTAACAAAAATTCTTCTCGGGAGTGTATGACATGGCGAAAACCGCGTTTCTAGGACTCACAAAACCGAACTTCGGAATGAACGAAGTCGACGGCTTCGTCGGCGGGCAACCGGCCGAGGGATCGAACCTCGACCTCATCGATGCAGCGATCGGCGCTCTTCAACTCGGCGAGCGCGACACGCTTGAGATCGAAGCGGCGTCCGGAGCGATCGGGATCAAAGAGGGGCTCGCGATCATCACGCTCGGATCCGCGGCCGCTCTTACCTTGGCCGCTCCGACCGCGGGCGGACCTGGAGTCGGCGACGACGGGAAGCATCTGTCGATCATGTCGACGACGGCGTTCGCTCACACGGTCACGACGCCGGCGAACGCGATCAACGGCTCGAAGCACATCGCGACGTTCGCCGCGGCCGTCCAGAGCAACCTCGAGCTGATCGCCTATAACGGCGCGTGGTACGTGCAGAACACGCCGCAGGGAATCACGCTCACTTAATCGGGAGCTTAGATGCCGAACAGTATTCGGGAGCTGATCCTTTCCGCGATCGTCGCGAACCTCGCCGCGACCGGAGTTCCGGCCGGCGTGACGGTTCACCGCATGCGGACGCGGCCGATCGAGGACGATCAGCTCCCGGCAATTTTGGTTTACAGCGAGGATGACGAGCCGATCCCGCTCGCGGGACAAACGTTCCAGGCTCCGCTCGTCCAGCGACAGCTCGTGATCTACATCGAATATCGCGCGGCCGGCTCGACGACAGTGTCGCCGGATCAGGCGCTCGATCCCCTGATCGTGTGGGGGACGAAGACGATGGTCACGAACGAAAAGTTTGTGTCGGTAACTTACCCCGACGGGCTCGGGATGGGCGTCGTCGAGGGAAAAACCGCGTGGATGAGCAAAGAGGGCGACAGCATCATCGCGGCCGCTTCGACGCAATGGATCGTGAAATACCGGACGAGTCGTATCGATCCGACTTCGAGAACATAGGAGGCTTAAATGCCTGGAATCAAGTACCCGAACCCACACGTCCCGATGCTCGGAAAAGGATCGATTCTGTTCGATCGCTTCGACGCCGCGGGGCTCCTGACGGGCTACATGCCGTTTGGCAACTGCACAAAATTCGAGCTGTCGCACAAAGACGAACGCGCGTCGCTCTTTCAATCGCTGAACAAATCGGCGTCGCTGATCGCGACAGGGCTGAAAAAGCGGACCGTCTCCGTCGCGATCGTCGGGACCGACTTCCGCTCCGACATGCTCGCCGTCTCCATGATGTCGAGCGGGAAGACGACCCTCACCGGCGCCGTCGCGACGATCACGGCCGAAGTGCTCGCCTCGGCAACCGCGACGAAAAAGGGACGCTACTTCGCCCTTTTGAACCGGAACATCGACAACGTCGGGACTCCGCCGGTTCTCACGAACAACTCGGTCGTACTCACCCTCGGGACCGATTACGTCGTCGTCGATCCGATCGAAGGGCTGATCTATTTCCCGACGACCTCGAGCGTCGCCGAGGGATTCAGCGTCACGGCGACGTATCACACGCTCGTCGCGACGAACGATCAGGTCGCCGGCGCCGTCGTCCCCCAGGTCGTCGGAAGACTCCGGTTCGTTCCGGATCCGACCGACGGACAGAAGCTCGGCGTCGAGGCGTGGCGCGTGAATCTGTATCCGGCCGGACAGCTAGGGCTGATCGCCGACGACTATGGGAACTGGACGCTCGACGGCGAGCTCCTCGACGACACGTCGAATCACCCGCTCTCGCCGTACTACCTGCAGACCTTCTACTGAGTTCGGAACCGACGAGGGCGAGGATCGGAATTTCTCGTCCTCGTCCCTCGGAGGTTCATTTGTGAAGGTCACGGTAAAGCTCGCTCACGAGATCACGAATCGGATCACGGTCGTCGTCGGCTGCATCGATCTCGCGCTCGGAGAAATCGGCAAACCGAAGGCCGTCACGCTCGCCCTCGGCAAAGCGAAGGCGGCGGCTCTGGCCGTCGCGAAGCTCGTCAAAGAACAGACCGTGAAGACGGTCGACAACTGCGAGGAGTGCCCACATCGGAGCACTACACTCGAAACGAAACGAGAGAAAAAATGAAACTGGACGGAAGAGAGTTCACTGGAGTCGATCACAAGATCACGGCCGCGCAAAACGACTACATCATCGGACACCTTCGCGCCTCCGGCGCCCTCGAGATCATGGCCGGTCTCGATCTCAAACAAGCGAAAGAGACCTCACTCGATAAAGCTCGCGAAGATCTCGTCACGCGCATTTACCTCTCCGGCCGCAAACCGTTCATCCTCGCGGGACTGCTCACCGAAGTCGGTCGAACCTGGACGCGCGACGAGGCCGATCGCAACGCGGCGAAGTTTGATCAGACGACCGACGGCGAGGATCTCGAAGTCATGACCGCGGCCGTCGTGAGAGCGGTGATCGATTTTTTTCAATTCGCGGGGACATCCTCGCCGAGTTCCCTGAAATCTTCGAGCCCGAGCGACGAGGTCCCCGCCACAAAGACCGCGGAGCCCGCGACCTCGGAGAGTTCGCCTCGATAATTCGGGAGCTCGCGGAGAACGACCCCGCGCGCTTCGATGTAGTCATGGCGTGGGCTCTTCGAGATCTCTTCGTCGCCTACGTGGAACGAATGAAGGAATCGGCGGCGAGAGCGTACGAAGTCGATCGCATGGTTTGGGCGACTCTCGCGGCCGGCGGCGCAAAACTGAAACCACCGGATCCCCCGAGCATTCTCGGGGCTCCGAAAATTGTGATCGGCGGGTGAACACGATGGGAAGCTCTCCAGCTCCAGAGATCAAAGTTAAGATCACCGGCGAAGACACCGGCGTCTCCGCGGCGATCAAAGAGCTCGGCGCGCAGCTCCAGCAACTCAAGCGAACCCAGGACGAGACCGGAACCTCCGCGCGACGTATGGGCGAAGCGGAAGCCGGCGCCGGCCGATCGATGCGCGAGGCGCGCGAAGGCGCCAAACTCCTATCCGAAGAGACGGGCGTCCATCTCAACCGCGGACTCACCGGGATCATCGCGAGATCCTCGACTCTCGGACCTCTGCTCAATGCCGCGTTTCCTGTCGCCGCGGCGATCGGCTTCGGTGAGGTCATCGTCGGCGCCGCGGAAAAGTTCTCGTCGCTGATCGCGGACACGTTCATTTTCACGGACGCGATGAAAGAGGCTTACAAGGCCCAGGTCTCGATCAACACTGAAATCGCGAAGCGCGCGGAACACGTCGAGCAGCTCGACAAAGCGTATCAACTGATCGGGCTGAAAGGGACCGATCGCGAAGTCGTCGAGCTCCGGCAAAAGGGCGAGGAGATCGACAAGGTCCAGAAGAAAATCAGCGACTTCGAGAACAAGCGCGGAGCTGCTCGCCTGGGAGTACTCGGAACCGGCGGATCCGCGGTCACGTTCACCGACGACGATCAGGCCCAGCTCGGGAACGAGCAATCGAAACTCAAAGAGCTCCAGAAAGAACAGTTCGGTCTCGAGAAACAGACGATGACCGACGCCGCGGAGAAGCAAGCGGAGATCTCGAAACTTCGGCTCGGTCAAATCGAGGCCGGCTTCGCGAACGAGCTCAGTCTCTACAAAGCTCAGCACTCGAAGGTCGATCAGGACAATGAGGCGTCATACGTGAAGGGACTCGAGTCCCTGGCGCAGTACTTCGATCGCCGAAAGCAACTCGCGGCCGAGGCGTCACAAAAAGAGATCGACGCGCTCACGGCCGAGCGACATCGCGTATTGAGTGCTCCCACGCGAGCCGGACAGGAAGGCGAGCCGGAGCGAATCGCGAATCAAACGAAGGCCGCGGCTCTCGCGAATCAGATCGCGATCGCAAAGGTCAATGCGGCGAAGACGACCGAGCAGCTCACGAACGAGCAAGAGAAAAAACAGGACGAGCTCGACAAGAAAGTCATCGAGTTCCAGGGACAGATCGCGCGCGCGCAGGGACTTCGATTCGACGAAGCGTCGGAACGCATCGCGGCCGAGGCGAAGGAAATGGCGGACAAGCTCCGCGAGGCTGGGATCGCTCCCGATCAGATCGATGCGATGGTCGCGAAGTTCAAAGCGGCCGCGACTCAGCAAGCGCAGTTCGCCGGCGCCAAGGCGAGTGGGCAAGGGGCGATCGCAGCTCTCACCGACGACGAGGAAGACATCCGGCTGAAGAACTTGGCCATCGTCGCCGACGTGAAGATCGCCGAGCTCGAGCGCGCGCGGATCCCCGCACTCCAGGCGCTCGCCGCTCAACTGAAAGCGTCCGCGGTCGGTCCCGAGCAGATCCGCGAGGCCGACGACTTCGCGAGGAGCGTCGACCGGATCGCAGAGGCGGCGAAAAAATCGGCCGTTAGCGTTACAGCGTTCAAAGATCAGGCGACCCAGGCAATCAAAGGGGACCTCACGACGTTCCTCGGCTCGACGATCACCCAGGCGCGCAACGTGGGACAAGCGTTCGCGCAGCTCGGGAATCAGGTCGTCGCCTCGATCCAGCGCATCGTCGCGCAACTCCTGATCCAGATCGTTACGCAAAAGCTCGTCAAAGCGATCACGCATGAGGACTCGGGAGCAGCGGGCGTCGCAACGGCAGCGGCGAAGGGGACAGCGCAAGCGGCTCCGCTGATCGTAGCGGCCGGAGCGATGACGGCGTCGGGAGCAACGATCGCCGCGGCCGGGATCGGTCTCGGCATCAGCGCGACCGCTCTCCAGATCGCAGCGGACACGCTCATCATTGCGAACGCGACGGGCGGCGGACTTATGGGACACGCCGAGGGCGGTCTCATCACGGGTCCGGGAACGGGAACTTCCGATTCGATTCCCGCGCGACTGTCGACCGGCGAGTTCGTCGTACGCGCGGCCGCGGTTCGAGCTGTCGGACTTGACACACTCGCAATGATCAACCGCGGACTCCGAGTTCCCTCGATCAGCGGGATGTCGATCCCCAGGTTCGCCGAGGGCGGACTCGTGACGCACGGATCCGGATCGAACGGCGTCGACTTGAGCATCGGTCTCGATCTCGCCGAGGGACTGATCCTCAAACATCTCTCGAGCAAAAAGGCGGAGAAGATCATTCTCAGTCACGTCGGGAACAACCCGAAAGCGGTTTCAAAAGCACTCTCACGAGGTCAATCATGAGCTTTCAAACTGGAACCGCGACCGACTACTCCGACTTGCTCAATCAGCTCGACACGTTTCTGACGTCCCAGGGGATGACCCTGACGCCGTCCTTCGCCGGTACCGGGAACGGAACGATCGCCGGACTGATCGGCGGATCCGCGTCGGTCGCGGAGGTCGTTACGATCGCGTTCACCGATGCGACTCACTTCACTGTCGTCGGATCGATCTCCGGCGCCCTCGCATCCGGGACCGTCGGCGTCGCGTACTCGTCGACGAAAATTCACTTCACGATCACGGCCGGCGGGACCGCGTTCCTCGCCGGCGACACGTTCACCGTCACGACGACCCCTCCCTGGATCTCGAAGCGGCGGACCTCCGGCGATCAGATGATCTGGCACGCTCCAGGGAACGGCGGTCTCGATGCGATCCTCGTCGGCGCGAAACTTTTTCACGACGCCGGCGGCGACTACTACAACTGGAGACTCGGAGGCTTCACGGCGTTCGACGGCGCGCTCACCTTCGAGATGCAACCGCAATACATCGGCGGACCTGGACAGACGGCTCCCTCGCCCGTGTTGAATCTGTGGAACTCCTCGATCCCGTTTTGGTTTGTCGCCAACGGCCGGCGCGCGATCGTCGTCGCGAAAGTCTCGACCGTCTACGTCGTTTGTTTCCTCGGGTTCATGACCCCGTACGTTTCCCCGGGAAGTTTTCCCTATCCGCTCGTCGTCGCCGGTTCGATGGCTTGGGACGGGAACTCGCTCGCAGCGGAACCCGCGGTCGGAAATGTTCACTGGAGATGGTCGTACACCGGCGACGAGCTCCGGGACCTCGCGATCGGGTTACCGGCGAGAGGGCAGGATCCGGGATGTCAAGTCCGTCTCCGGATCCCGAGCGGGACCTGGAGAGGTTTCGATTCCGCATGGAGCGACACGCTCAACGGCCGGCTGTGGCCGTACACCGATGCCGTAATCGGCGGAATGGCGGACTGGAGACCGGATCTCGACGGCGGTTACTCGATTCTGCCGATCGTTCTTCACGACTTCGCGAACTCGAACGTCTACGGCGAGCTCGACGGAGTCGGAGCGATCACGGGATTCGGGCAAGCGGTCGAGAACACGATCACGATCGGGCTCGCGCAATGGCTCGTCGTTCAGAACGTGTTTCGGACGACGAAGGTCGATTACTTCGCGATCAAACTCGTATAGGGGGAGAGCATGGCATATCAGACCGGAACGCCGACGTCGCCGATCGACCTGATCCAGAAGATCAACACTTTTCTCGCGGCGAACGGCTGGACCTCGGACAAGAGCGCGACTGTCGGGACAGGCTGGGAGACGCATCTTCACAAGGGCAGCGTCTACGCGCATCTTCGAGCGGCCGTCGGCGAGGGACCGTGGGCGTCACAAGTCGACTCGCTCGGGACCGCGCTCTTGCTCTATCTATCGGACGGCTTCGACGGTTCCCAACTGTGGGCCGTGCAGCCAACGAATGCACCTTTTGCGAGCGGGACGAGCACGCGAGTCGGCGTCGGGATGAATCTCAGCGCGGGACCGTTTTCGAACTACTATTTTTTCACCGACGCGACAAACGACAACGTCGTCATTGTGCTCGAGAAGAGTCCAGGGCTCTACGAGTTTCTCGCCTGGGGGAGCTCGCTCACGAAGGTCGGGAGCTGGACGGGAGGTCCGTACTTCCTCGGATCATCGAGCGGCTATTACGCGGGCAATCGCTCGGCCGCGGCGAACACTCCGGGATGGACGTCGACGTCGGACTGTCCGGGATGCGTCGACGACGAGTTCTCGTCGGCCGCGGCGTTCGTGCGATGCGACTCCGATTCCTTCACGGGAAAATGGATCCCGATCTCCGACGTCGTGAGTTCCGGCGGTCCGCAAGGCTACACGGGACGAAACGGATCGAGCTCGGCTCTCGGATCCGTCGCTCCGACCGTTTCGATCCCGCGCTATGCGACGAGCCGGTTCTCGCCGGCATCGAGCCCGCAGCAATTTCAGTTCATGCAAACCTCGTCGATCGACGGCCGCGTGAACTTGCTCCCGATTCTTTGGTGGGTCGGTCGCGATGGATCGACGCCGACCTCCGGCGGGTTCTCTCTGATCGGATCTCTCCCGACACTGTTCTCTTCGAACGGCGTGGGGAACGGGTTCGTCCCCGCGGGCGAGTACACGATCGGCGGGAACACTTACAAGATGTTTCCGAACTTTGCGGTCCTGAAGGTTTAGCTATGAGCGATACCTGGGAGTGTGTTGTGTTTATGCGGTCGCGAGGCCCAGAGCTGCTCAACCTGGTCGGAGGCCTTCGCCGGCGCCGGCGGAACCCGAAGCTATAGAGAAAAATGGCAGACTTCAGCGGAATCGACTTAACGAATCGACAGATCGATCTCGACCCGAACGGCCGATCCTCGAACGTCACGGCCGCGACGCAAGAGCTCACGAGCTGGCCGGTCTCGCTTCCCTCGGCCGCGATCGGCTTATCGCAAGGAACTCCGGAGCCCGCGATCTCTATCGTTCACGGATCTGTCGCCGGCGTCGTTCAAGAGCTCTTCGGCGGGATCCTGTTCGAGCGCGTGATCGTGATCCCGCGGTTCGAGGCTCTCGGGTTTGTGATCACGGCGACTCAGTTCGCCGTCGAAGTGTGGAACACGTTTCGCAATTCCCCGCGGACTCTAACCGCGATCGCGATCTTCGGATCCGGAGGTTTGACGATCGCGGATCCCTTCGGCGAGCCCCTTCTCTTCGCCTCGCTCGACTCGCGCATCTATCAGGCGACAGTCCCAGGCTCCGGACCTCTCGCGATAAATCAGGATCTCATCTTCACGTTCCCAGGGATCGCGGGGACCGACGTCACGGTGACCGGCTCGAGGATCACAGTCTTCTCGGTCGCTCCCGATTGGGCTTCGGGAATCAAAGAGTCGATCTCGTTTCTGACGGACGTTTTCAAAGCGTACAGCGACAACGAACAGCGACGCGCGCTTCGACAGATCCCGAGGCGCGGGCTGAAGTTCCGAGCGCTCGCGCTCAACGCGCGCAACGCGGCCGGGATGGAGTCGCTCCTCTGGGGATGGCAAGCGCAACCGTTCGCCGTTCCTTGGTGGCAGGATGCGACCGGACTCACGAACGACACGCCGGCGGGCTCGTTCTCGATTCCCTGCAATACGGCCGATCGACAATTCGCGGCCGGCGGAGTCGTGATCATCTGGGTCGACGAGTACACTTTCGAGGCGCTCACGATCCTCGCCGTCTTCGCGGATCATGTGACGACGATCTCGCCGACTCAGTTCTCATGGTTCGCCGGTCCGTCGACTCTTGTCATGCCGTGTTTCCTCGCGCGGCTCGGGACGCAAGTAAAAGTCGATCGCCTTTGGAGCGCGGCCGATGCGATCGATCTCGAGTTCGTGGGCGAAGCGCAGCAACCGGCGCCGACGCCGACGATCACGCTCCCGACGTTCAAAGGTTTCCCCGTCCTCGAGCAGATGCCGAATTGGGTCTCGGATCTCAATCGGACGTACAACCGATCGCTCGCGATTCTGGATCCGAAGATCGGTCCGATCACGACGATCCCGAAAGGACAGACGTCCATCGTCGAGCAAGAGTTCCCCTGGTATCTCAGCAGTCACGCGGACGTCACGAAGCTCCGCGCGTTTCTCCTGGGACAGTTCGGGCAGCTCCGCGGCTTCTGGATCCCGACCTGGGATCAGGATCTCGTTCTCTTGAACGACGTCGGAGCGAGCGATACGGCGATCACGATCGCGTCCGAGTTCTACACGCGTTTCCTTTTTCCCTCGAAGGCGAGACAGTACCTCGCATTCATCCCCGTCGACGGGAGCGGGAACGTCTATCGAAAAGTCACGGCCGCGGCCGACAACGGCGACGGGACCGAGCTCCTCACGCTCGAGACTC